ATGAAGAAAGTTTTTCTTTGCGCCATCTTAGCCTCCTTAAGCTATCCGGCTGCCGCCTCATCATTGCAGGATCAACTCTCGGCTGTCGCAGAAGCGGAACAGCAAGGTAAAAATGAAGAGCAAAGGCAGCATGACGAATGGGTCGCGGAGCGCAACAGGGAAATTCAACAAGAGAAACAGCGTCGCGCAAACGCTCAGGCCGCCGCCAATAAAAGAGCGGCGGCAGCAGCAGCGGATAAGAAAGCTCGCCAGGATAAACTGGACGCCGAAGCCACTGCGGATAAAAAACGCGATCAAAGTTATGAAGATGAGCTGCGCAGCTTAGAGATTCAGAAACAAAAACTGGCGCTGGCGAAAGAAGAAGCCCGCGTTAAGCGCGAGAACGAATTTATCGATCAGGAGCTGAAGCACAAAGCCGCGCAAACTGATGTCGTGCAATCTGAAGCTGACGCTAACAGGAATGTGACAGAAGGTGGTCGCGATTTGATGAAAAGCGTGGGTAAAGCAGAAGAGAATAAATCGGACAGTTGGTTTAATTAATCGCTGTCAGTAACTTCAAGCCTATGATTCGTGAGGATTACAGGCTTTTTTATATTGCTAACTTTAGTCAGCAATATAAAAAACCCTCTGTAGCAACAGAGGGTTTTGTTCATTCATAGTGCAGGAATTAAATCATTCCACTCAATTATTTACGGTAAGCATAACCAATTGAATGGTAACAACTTTATTAAATCCGTTTTTTGGCGTACCGTTTTATATACCGTCACCGGGAAACTGTGACCTGTTTCGTCAGGGTGTCGTACTGACGTTCGCAGACCCGCCCGGCTTCGGCTGCCCGGTCAGCGTATTCTGCCAGGACTCGGTTTCTTTCGAGAGATTGGCGGAGCACGTCGGCAAGCAAAATTCCGGTGTCTGCGGCTGACGGCCCAGCGCCGACAGTGGCGTTATACTGCCTGAGCTGCTTGTCGATGGCAATGAGCTGCTGCTGCAACCTGCCAGCGCGAGCGGCAGCATCAAGAGCATCATTGCGCGCCTGGTCGATCCTTTGCTGAGCTTCACGTTCATTGGTCGCTTTCTCCTGCTCATCCTTCTGGCGAGTTTTATCATCTTCGGCTTTACGGTCTGCCTTTGCCTGTGCATATCCGGCATCATACTGTTGGCTGCCGTGAACCTTCCATGCAACGATGCCACCGACTACCAGCGCAGAGAGCAACACAACAATGATCAGCTGCCTCCAGTACGCTTTTATGAATGCCAAAATCATACCAGCGCCTTTTTCGCAGCAGCATAGCGCGCCCGGCGGTCATCAATTCCGTTCTGGCCACCGTTGATAATCTGCGTGACTCGCACCAGGTCACCGGTATATTTCAGGCAGCCATTCACAGAGTAGAACCAGGCAGCGCTGCGGGCGGCATACGCATCCTGTGCCAGCAGTTCAGGCTGAGACACCAGATCGGCTTTGATAGCGTTCCCGCAGGCGCGATAATTGTTCAGGCCAGTGATCTGAATAAGCCCACGCCCACGGTAGAACCATCCATCAGTCGGGCCCTTGTTTCCCATGCGCTTGCTGTACACCAGATTGGCGATCGCACGCTGGCACTCCAGAGGAAGCGACGGCTCACCCTGGCGGCGGCCAAGCGCATTCGCCTGCTGTTGAGTAATGCGCCCGGTGCGAATGAAGTCAGCAAGACCAGCAACGCTGTAGTTGAAGCTCTCCACCAGGCGCGTAAAGCCTGTACTCTCATGCCCGGTCTGCGCGATAAACATCGCCTGATCGTCAGGATTAGTAATGCCAAACTCCTGCATGGCGGCGGTAATGTGTGGATGCCAGCGCGTCGCCAGCTCAGTACTGATACCAGCAGCGCGCTGGAACTGGTTAATGTCCATGTTGAGACCTCGTTAATTTGAATATCTGAACCACATTCCCCTTGGTTTTAATAAGCGCAGCAAGGAACACCGCTTTAATGATTACCTCTGACCAATCTGCGCTGATGTAATAGCCATAGAATGTGCGGATAGGGACGCTGGCGGCGGAGACAATTAGCAGGTATGCGAGCCATCCACCCCAGCGGCGATGGCGTGACCCGTCACGACGAAACAGAAGAACGCGAATGGCTATAGCGCCGCAGATAACAGCGTTAAGAATGAGTTCAGGACTGGTCATCGTCTTTTCTCCCCGGGATAAGGTCGCGCGGATTTTCAGAACGGTGATACAACCAGACGCCAAACCTGACAGCCACGATTGAAGAGACGAAAGCACCGGCAGAGAACACAACACCTTTTTCGAACATGTCAGATGTTACGCCGGGGAGGATGGCTGCGAAGCCAATGAGAATGGTTGCCGTTGGTTTGTAGAAGAGGAGGCCGCAGAAGAAGCTGATGACAGCCAGGAGCAAGCGCCGCTTTATCGGATACTCTGCCGCAAAGGTAACAAAAATTACCGCACCCGCCAGACCACCGATCACCACCTCAGACGGAACGCCAACCAACCAGGCACCAAGAGCACACAAGCTAAGCCCATGATTGATGTCTGAAACCGTCATGGATGCAGACATAGTGACCACCGTAAAGTATGCATAATGAACCCCCCTTAGTTTGTGAGTTTATGATACATGATAATCCTTATACGGATAGATTTCGTTCGGATTGTTCCTATCGAAATTACCTAAAGGGTGATAAAATGTTTATTTACTTTTTACAATGGCGAGAATGATGTACTTCGATAATTTGGTATTAATCACAATTTTTACGATCTGCATTGTCGTTGCAAGCTTTGTTTTTAACTCTGCTGAAATAAATACCAGCAATAACAGAAACATAACTATTGATGGTTTCAGAGGGCTATTGGCACCAATGGTGCTTCTTCATCACTTCGTCTTGACGTACAACTGGAAGGCTGAAGGAACATGGGCAGTAAATAGTCTATTTGTTGGAAATCTTGGATCAATTCCTGTTTCACTTTTTTTCATGATTACCGGGTACCTTTTTGTAGGCAAAATATCTAAAGGTGTAAGATCGTGGCCTGAGTTAGCGGCTGGCAGGATATTCAGAATATATCCATTATACATCCTCATGCTGGCAATAATATACAGCGTTTACTTTGTTACATATGATGGGGAGACCTCGCTATCTTCTCTTGTTAAATCTTTAGCTGCCGGAATGGCTTTCTTCCTTCAGCCTCTTAATGGGTACAACATTGGCAGAAGCATCAGCGGCGTGCAGTGGACTTTATTCTATGAGGCTCTGTTTTACATATCACTCCCACTACTAAGCCTTATCATTAAAAAAGGTGGTTCCTCAAAAATATACGGCGCACTGTCCGCTGTTGTTTTGATTTTATGTCTTTATGCAACGTCTGTGCGCTACGAGCTATTCATTTTATTTGCGATAGGTGGGATTGCATATTACGTGACTAAGCTAAAAATCAATTTCTTAAAAAGTAATACATGTTCTATTTTTGCAATTATTATATGCGCCATAGCATTTACACAGACTCCTAGCTACTCTTTATATCAAATGCTGCTTGTTGGAATGCTTTTCATTTTAATTTCATCTGGAAATGATATCTTTGGCGCTCTTCGCAAAAATGGCCTAGTTTATTTAGGAGACATAAGCTACAGCATATACCTTACTCATGGATTTATACTGTACTCAGCATTTACTGTTTTTAATATTTATGATTTTTATGGCGTTACCAGAACAGAATTCTATGCTTTATTCCCGATGATATTATTTGTTACTGTAATAGCATCAATAATTACATACAAAATGGTTGAAACCCCATTCATAAAAACTGGGAAAAACCTAAGCGCAACATTGCTAAAAAAGAATACAACAACTATCTAAAAAAATGGCCCTTAACGGGCCATTTTTTTTATGATGTTCTAAAGATAGACGTATCTCTGTACTCCCACCACTCTGGCTGAGTCCGCCCAGAGATAGCCCCTCCAACAGGGCAGGTATTACCATGGCAGTAAACGGCACGGGAGCCAAGATCAACGGTTGATGCCGTAGTGATATGGCTATCGTAATAATACCATTGTTCACCACTGCTAGATCCTCCACACAAAGCAGCAGAGATATCGCAGTTTTTTAGGTATACCTTTATGGCGTTTAAGCTCCCTGCTGAGTTAAGCGCTCCAATAGTGCAGCGCCTAAATTCCCATTTATCGTTCACAGTTCCACTGAGAGTACCTGATACTGGTCCAATATTATCTTCGAAAAGAACCCGGTTTGTTATATTTGACCCATCAGAGCCTGGTTGGGCCAGGCTCATTGTGATCCCACCAGTAGTAAAATCACATTCCCGAACGGTGAAATTCACTGTTTTAGCTACGTAATTAGTTGTCTTCACCCCTGGGATCTGAAGGTTCAGCCTCAGGCCGCCAAATCCTGAAACATCAGCTTTAATGCGCTCGATAAGAACATCATCTGCAAGGCGCCATTGCATTGATGGACTTGAAGGGTTTGCGAACCATACAGGTGCAATGATCACGCTTGCTGGCGCGCGGTCAATCAAAGCTTTGTATATGGTAACGTCTTGAACAATTATCTTCTTACCGAGATAAGCATACGGGCGCGTATAATCCATAGTATTCGGGTAACCACCTGCCATATATACCAGAATAAAAGGGTTTGGTAGCCCATTGGCATACACTTTAACTCTTCTTACAGTTACATCCCCTTCCCACCCCTGACCGTAATCCTGTCTGCACCCTACTAGATATTCTGCTGCTGCTGCACCACCTGAGTACCAGTACTCGATGTCTTCCACAAGAAGTTGCCCACCTCCAGTAAGATGGATGCCGCCAGCAATAGTAGTAAAGTCAACGTTGCTGGTTACCCCCTGCAACTTACAATCTCGTACTGTCATGTTCCAGGCCATCGCATGAGCACCAAAGGCATTAGCAATGGTGCATTTCTCGATGACTGTGTCGCGCATAAAATTGCCATCAACAAATGCCCACCCGTAAGGGAATGCACAGTTATGGATGTGAACAAATGCAGTGCTAAACAGGCTTATTGCGTACTGACTGCTTTCTGCAAAGTTATTACTTGCCAGCAAGGATTCGATCTCTATGAATGCACATTGCGAAATGGATAAAAAAGAGTGTGCTACCATAGATGTTGAGCGGTGGTCATATGCACCACCAATAAATTTCACATTATTCCTGCTACACTGAACGATATTTTCTATGCGTGCTGTACCAGGGTAAGATCCTGTTAATACAACTTTTGGCAGATAACATGTAATGCGATTAGTTAATGGTTTAACGCTCGCGGTAACCGTTCCATTCAATGCATAAAGTGAAGGTGTGCTCCTGAAAATGCTTCTGTCAGTCGCAGTAAGCACCAGTGTATCTGTTTTTCTGATTACCTGTCCAGTTGATCTGAGATAAGCCCTGTCATTCACATTATCTTCAGCAACATAGGAAAATGTGCATTGCCCAAATTGCAGTAAAATGCTTGACGTATCCTGATTGATACTAGTTAACCCAGCATTAAACCCAGTTAAAACTTGTTCATTTGGTTCAGTAACTCGGAGAACAGATCCATTATTTGTGATTGTGGTATCAACAACAGAAAGGTCTAAGTTGATGGTTAACTTGCTCATATCATAAGCAACATCAAATGTGCTTACCTGAGATGAGATCTTAATTTCACCGTAACAAATCGCGTTAAATTTTAGGTAAGAAAGGGTTCTGAAATACTTGCTAATCTGGCTGGTTACATCAACGTTGGAGACCACATCGCACCATGAAGAAAGATCATTTACTTCCTTACCATTTAGCAATCCTACACAATACCAAAGAGGATCTAGAGCTGGATTTGTTCCAGGAGTTACGAACAATGGAAATGCTCCGGTGTAAAACCACCACAGCCCGGTATCATCTTGAACGACCTGACGCGAATTACTGAGACTTGCACTGGAGTGCCCCCAAGCCCG